TTCACGATATTCTGGTTTTGCATTATAATCTTTATCCATAATTTACTCCTTTATATTTGGATTATTTTTTTTACTAAATTTATCAGCTTCAGATTCTGCATACATATCACCACTTACATTAAGTAGTTTTAGTACCACTCTGTCTTTGGCTCGTTTCTCTGCCATAGCATAAGGATAACTATTTTTAGTATTGTATGGTGCAGATTCTCCAATAGACCATGCTTCATTGTTAGAATCTCTACCTCTTACCATCACTGCAACACATTTATTTTTGATGTCAGTTTCAATAACGATAGGATTATCGAATGTTATTCTTAAATGATTAGCAATTTTTTCTATTGCTTTATGATATACAACCATAGTTCCGTGACAATCCCATAGAGATGACTCACGAGTTTCGCCAATCTCTTTGAGAATTTTTATTAAATTTTCTGGTACTTTATTCGCCATTATTTATTCTCCCTAAATAGTTATACCGACCCCACCACTTCTTACCATTATCAGAATGTTCTGGTGTCATTACGATATCATAACCATCATCTTTTAAATCAAATATGATAGCTGACAATCGTGTAGCTTGGTACTGTCGGATAGCTTCCCAACTTGTTATAGATTTATACTCTTTTAAATGCGCTAGCACTTGTGCTTTTTGTGATAACATACGATTACTCCTCAGTAATTTTAATTGTTTTGCGACCAGTTTTAGATACGCTGACAGTGAGTAGGTCACAATATAACTCTCTGTCATTGTCTGTCACATTAGATGTAAGAAACTTCTTAGCATCTGCATTTGTTTTTGCATCATAGTAAGTACGCTTGTACTCGTGTGCCATATGCATAAACTCATTGTCGTGTGACATATTTCTTTTAACTCTATCATCAATAGGTACTAAGTCTGATGATGGTTTCATTACTTCAAAGTTTGTTGGTGCTTGTCCAGCTCGTAAACAATCCCAAAACTCTTCAATGTAAACCCATATCTTATCAAAATATTTTTGACTCCAACCTACTTTGACATACTCATACTTGCTGTTGCCAAAGATAACAGATAAGTAACAAGCATCTGTTCGTGTAAGAAACATATACAGTTGCATCTGACCCATATAATAATCAGATACTTTACTCATATTACTAAATGCATTTGTATGTTTACATTCAATGACAGCACTTACTTGTTCATACTTTTCTGCTTCTGTTATCGGACCAAGATTATGTCTGTTGACTACTTCTTTGGGATAACGTGGTCGCATTATTAAACCATCTGTATGTCCGTGTAGTTGTACACCATTTAATTTATGTCCGTGTGTATTATAAAGAGCTTGTTTTTCTAACTCTCTACCATTCCATAATTCCTCTGGTGTATGGTCACGAAACCACTCAAGATTAAACTCTTCTGTTGCAATACCAAGCTGTACTGGTAGTACATCAGATAAATCTTCTCGTTCTTTTGCTCCAGTTTTCTCTAGGAACAACTCATACCAGTTGCCATTAAGTAGTCTGTTAACGTCAGACCCACCGATACTATATTTATTTTTATTCACGATAATCTCCTCAGATTGTTTACTAAGTTATACTAAATTATGTATTACATTACAAGTTATTTAGTTTATTTTCTATGGTTTTTAATAGGCTTTGCCTTACTTCTAACTTAAAAACTATTAACTCCCATAGTTCTGCATAAGTCGCCCAGAACTTTTGCTGTTTAGCATTAGTCTTGACAGCATATACAAGCAAATCTGCTGGTACATCACCAAGTAAGAGAGCCATTTGTTTGGCTTTCTTTTCGACAGATATGTTTTCGCCAACACGAGCTTGGACAGAATACAAAACTCGTAATTGTTTTTGTGCATCTTCAAATGATAAGGGTTGTAAAGATTTTTTTGCTAAGTCTAATGCTTGCAGTAACTTCTCCCTACTATTTGATTTGATTACATAACCTCTGTGTATTGGGTCGAACCCATACTCAGTACTTCTTGGTTGCCAATCTCTTTCAAGATGGTCCAGTACACCTTCTAACTTACCTTCTAATTCTTGTAGCGTTTCGCTTGGCTGTTTGGTTGCCAGCTTCAACGCCCAAGAATAATTCTTTAACATTACATTACTCATTATTATCTCCTCAAAAAAAGCTTGATTGAACATTTACTTAAAGTATATTGAGGTTACATTCCTCCTCAGAATGTAACTATAATTAATATTTAAGAGGGTAGTTATCTCCATTTCTACCCTCTTTTTATTTTTTTAAACTTAGGACGTTGATGAGCTGGCTTATCTTTTAAAGCTTTGATAGCACATTTATCACAGAAATATCTGTAAGTATTTTGTACTGTAGCTGGTGCTTTATTACAAACCATACATCTCATAAAGATTCTATTCCAAGAAGTTTTTTAATTTTTTCGTTCTTTATATTAAAACATAAGTACGCTTCACTATTCTTTTCTTTTAATAGCATTATATCAACACCAGATTTCTTACCAAGGTATGATGATATCAAAGCAAAACCTTTTGCTCTGTACTTTGATTCGCATATCAACTTAATTGTTTTATGATTTGCTTTAGCTTCTTCTGTATTGTCTGGCACCCATAACTCTATGTCATTGGGAAAATCTTTTAAGATACCACTTAATGGTTGTCTTCTTGCAGACCAACGCCATTCTTTGAATAAAGAAACCCACCAATTTTCGTGGTAGGTTCCTTTTCTTTTTTCCTTACTTGACATTGTTGACAACCTCCATATTGATTATGTCGACTAGTAAATCTAATTTAACTTGAAACTCAATGTTTGATGGAGTTTTATTTTTAGCTTCACCTTTGTTAGTGATAGCATCACAACCCCATAGACTTCCAATATCTCGTATCAAGTTGTATTTTACCTTATCAACTATTTCAGTTGGTGTATGTTTTCTATACATTATTTACCTCGCTTTACTTTCCATACTCGTTTTGAATTTTCTTTATAGCTTCTTGTGATGGCTGTAAAAGATTCTATTTTTTTAATAGCTCTTGCTAATCTTTGAGCTTGATTAGTTAATAGTATTACGCTTTCACCTTCTTTCATTTCTCTGGCTAAGTCTATCCAACGAAATAAATTAACGTGCGAATCGCTCACAGGTACTTCCTGTTCTATTGATATATTCGCCCAACCATTTAAAGAAACACGTCTTGTTTTATATGCAGTAGTATCATCACCCATTGTCTGCTCTCCAGTTTGGATTTTGCATATACTCTATTATCAAATCTCTGGCTGTCCAGCAATCAAGTTCAAAGTCATCTTCAAGAAAAGGTCTTACTTGTAGTACATTGTACTCACCTTTGTCTCTGAACTTTCTAATGTAGTCAAAGATTTGTTTCTTTTCTTTATCACCTAATTTATCCATTCGGCTCTCCTATAATTTATATTTGATGTGTGATGTTGATAGTCTTCATACAATATGTTTGCTGAATACACAGCAGTCTCTTGTACTGGTACATTTTGCATTAGATAATCAACGGCCTTTTGTGCATCTGAACTTGCACTCCATAATACACTTGGCTTTTCTTTTAGTATCTTTATCCAAGATTTAAGATAGCTTAGTGTATCTGATTGACGTTCACTATATATACCAAACTTTGCACATAAGAATGAAGCACCCAGCTCTGCAACTAATTCTTCTCTGGCATACACATCTTCATTACGAATCTTTTGTGTGATACCATCTCTGTCTAGCCTGTGCTTTGCTCCTGTTGCGTGTATATATTCGTGGAACATTGTACTGTAGTAACCATTGGTTGACTTGAACCATTTGGTTTCTGGTAAATGAACAGCGTCTTCACTGATTCTGTAGTATGCTCTGCGTGTATCGCTGTGTTTAGTTTTGATATCACAACTCTTTAAGAAAGCATCTATGTCTTGGTTAGCTGTGAACTCAAGCTCAACCTCTGGCTTGTCGATAAATTTCTCTGGCAAGTTTTCTACTTGGTCCTTGTTCCATACTGGATAGGCTGAGAAACCACCAGCATATTTATCTCCAGTTTCTTCATCAGTTTTTATGTATGGACGGATAGCAAACTGTAGCCCAGCTTTGCTACCTTTCTTTAGTTTACCACCTACACTATTCCATTGTTTGATTGTCGCCCAATCATTACTGGAATAGTTATACATCTGTGATGCAAACCATAACCACATTGCATTGCCACCACTAAACTCTATGTTACTTACAACATTTCTTGGTGGCGTAACTGCTCCGTGCCAGGGGGCTTCCCACCCACTGGCACTCGCAACACCTGATTCTAGATTCTTGATTATCTCCTCGACAATCTGTTGCTGTTTACTTGGCATATCTTTTCCCCCATTTTTTATTTGATTTGACCAAAGCTTTACGTATTGTTTCAGTAAAGTCTGCGATAGGAACTAGCTCATAGTCTTTGCTGATATCTTGAACTGTAAATATTGGAAGTTTTCTATCATCATTTTTACTTGTATGAAGAAAAGTAGAGATAGTTAACTCGTGGTCGTAACTACTATTTGGTTCTCTGCATTTAAACCTTATACTAACTACGTCGTCTGTTGGACT